GTCAAAGTTATGTGCGTCATGAAATAGTGGCTAATGGAACTGACAATAAAGTGGTTCAAAAAGATGTTAGCTTTGCTATAACACCAGGTCTTGGTTTTATGTACAAAATGGGCAGTTGGTCTGTTGGTGCTGAATATATGCGTGGTGGAGAATCTACTTTTGGTTTAGACGCTTATGCAGATAAAGTACGTAATACATCACAGTCTGTTGTAGCACGTGTTTCTTATTTCTTCTAATTTTTTGGGAGACAAATCTTTGCATTTTGCATGAATAAGATTTAGCTTGATTATAGTGAAAGAAATGTTGACGTGTAAAAGTTAATATTTCTGACGCTTTAATAATAAAAAAACCCCTTGGGATATGTCCCTAAGGGGTTTTTTTATATCTAAAAGGAGGCGTTTATGCAAACTAAAACACATAAACTATGCATTAAAAATCTATCTGCAGATGGAACTTTTGAGGGGTATGCGAGTGTTTTTAATTTTTTGGACCATCACGGAGATAGCGTTAAAAAAGGCGCTTTTACAAATAGCTTAAAATCCAAACCTGTTAAAGGGCTGAAAATGCTTTGGCAGCACGATCAAAATAAGCCAATTGGTGTGTGGGAAGAGGCAAGAGAAGACGCTTACGGCTTATATGTGAGGGGTCGTTTATTAATGGAGGTGCCACAAGCACAAGAAGCTTATACGTTTTTAAAAGCGGGTGTTATTGAAGGACTTTCAATTGGTTACAAGCCCGTACACAGCTACTTTGATGAAAGTAAAAAAGTGAAATTTTTAACAGAAGTGGATTTGTTGGAAATTTCGCTGGTAACTTTTGCTGCGAATGAAAAGGCAAAAGTCATAAGTGTGAAAAACTTAATCAATATCAAAAAACGACTGCAAGATTTACAAGGTGCTTTAGAGCATTTGGCCAAGACAGTCGCAACATCAACAGTTGTATATTAGGGAAATTTATGGAAGAAAATACATTAAAAGATATTGAAAAATCTGTGAAGAATTTAGAAAACACATTTACACAATTTACACAAGAAAGTGAGCAAAAAATGAATCAATTTTACGCAATAAAATCCGCAATTGCCATGTCTTCTGGTTCTGACAGTTTTGAAACACAAGAAAAAAGCGCAGATTTTAGATCTTTTTTAACAAAAGGGATAGGACAAAAAATGTTATCCACACAAACGAATGGTGGCGAATATACAATACCAAATTTTGTGGTTGAAAATATTCATAGTCAATTAAAAATGGGAAGCTCTCTGCGGTCTATTGCAAGTGTCACTGAGGTGTCTTCGGATTCTTATGAATTATTGGTAGATAAGGGAGAAGCTAACGTTGGTTGGGCTGCAGAGATGGATGACCGTCAAGAAACGGATCTACCTGAACTTCAAAAAATTCAAATTCATACACATGAATTATATGCAAAACCACGTGTTAGCCAAAAGGTTTTGGACGATTCTAGTGTTAATTTAGAAGAATGGATCAGCAATAAAATTTCAGAATCCATGAGTATTATGGAAAATGCGGCTTTTATTAAGGGGGATGGTGATAAAAAGCCAAAGGGAATTCTTTCTTACCCTTTATCTGAAGAAATTTCCGATGATCATTTGCAAGTGGTTAAAACTGGTGAAAATGGATCTATTCAAAATGCAGATGCCTTACTGGCTGTTGTAGATGCGCTTAGATCTGACTTTTTACCCGGCGCTTGTTGGATGATGTCACGATCAGCATTATCTATGCTCCGCGGGTTAAAAGATGAGTCCCGTCGTTATTTGTTGCAGCCATCATTAAGTGAAGGGATGTCACACACATTGCTAGGATTTCCAGTGGTTTTAAATGATGCCTTGGATCAAGTGCGCCCTGGCGAGGTGTCAACGCCAATACTATTTGGAAACTTTAAGCTGGGCTACCAAATTGTTGATCGCCGTGATGTAACGTTGCTGCGGGATCCATACAGCTCAAAACCATTTGTTGAGTTTTATGCAACAAAACGTGTTGGTGGTGCTGTGGTTGATTGTAATGCAATTAAAGTTCTTCAATTTTCGGAATAACGTATTTTTATGCCCTGCTATAAAATGCAGGGCTATAACAATCATGATGGAGTTATAAGTGTTGAAAATTGTTGAAAAGGCAGAAATTTATGCCGTGACATTGGAAGATGTTAAAGTACACCTGCGATTAGAGCATGCTGAGGAAGACCAATACTTGTTGCATTTGGTTGAAACGGCAACGGAATATATTGAGCGTTACTTAAATAGGGCATTGTTGACACAAAAACTTTCTTTCACCTGTGAACCTAAAGCAGTAAAAGGTGGCTTTTGTGAAATAAAATTGCCCAGGCCTAATATTTTGCATGTGCATTCGGTGACTAGCATTAGAAGTGGATCTGCTCGGTATGCAGTGAGGAGATATCAGTTAGTGGATACTGATAATAGCCCTGTTTTAACGCTAATAACATCAGATCCTCTTATTGAAGTTGTGTATCAAGCTGGTTTTGGTATATATCCAAAACATATTCCAGCCCCTATTAAACATGCGCTTTTACAAATTATTGCAGAATTATATGAAAATAGAGGGGGAGAGCCGATAGAAAAATCAAATTTTTATAAAGATTTATTAGAACCTTACCGCGTAAAGGAGATTTTATGAGTGATAAAATTGGCGAAATGCGCGCACGAATTCAGTTGATTTTCAGGGAACTTAAAGAGAATAAAAATGGTGAATTTTTAGAAAAGAAAATACCTGGAAATTCTTATTGGGCAAGGATGAGGCCTATTAATATGATGGGGCGCAAACTAGCGCAATCTGCAACCATGGATGAATGGAACTCACTTGAGAAATCATTCCCTAAGAAGTGGTATAAAGTAGCTATGCGAAATTATTATAACAGAGATGCTTTACAAGCAACTCTATTCGGGCTAATGTTTAATAGTAAGTTGATAAAACTAGCAGCCCCATTTACCCCATCTCTTGATGGAAAATGGGTAGAAACCTTAGGGTTTGAATGTTAGATCACTATGGAGATACACAATGGCTGATTATGGCGTCTTGTCCGCAATAAGGACTTTGTTAATAGAAGATGAAAATATTATTAGGCACGGCCTAAAAGAAAAAGTTCACTTAGCTTATCCACCTGAAACTGAACCGCCTGCAGTTTTGCTAGAGTTGGAAGAAATTTGGACATCCTTAAAATTAGGGACAGATTGTGGTCATGCACGCTTAAAAATAAAAACATCCGTCATTAGCAATACGCCGACAAATAATAAAAATCTTAATACAGCTGACGATATTAAGAAACTAATGGATGGTAAAACGATCATTGTAAACGATGGTATGCGTGCAACAATTCGTTTATCAAACAGTGTTATAGATTTGCCCAAGAAAAATACACCACGTTTGGTTGAAGATTATTATGAAGTTCTTGTCCGCGGATAGTTTGGGGGGTGTATGTTGAAAATTGTAAAAGCGATGTTTAAAAGGGTTAGCTACTTACATTACTACTAAATAGGTGGAAAAATGACAAATAATATAATGCAAGAGCTAGATCCAGATGATCTAGCCTTTTTTTTTGATCAATATTTAACACAAAGGGAGGCACTATTAATAGCGCCTTTACCTTTTTGGTACTGAGTGGGGTATAATGGAAACTGTATTAACATTTATTATAGGGGGATTGCCCCCTTTTTCTGCACGGGGTTGTGTGCAAACTTTAAAACCGGTTCAATTAGGAAAAATGGTACGCACAGTAAACGGAGAACTATTGCACCTTGGCCCTAAGACACTAAAGTATAAATCAATAATTGAAGCCAAAGATAAAAGTGTTTTAGCTGTTGATAATTTTAGCCCAGGATCACATGTTCGTGTTGGTTGTATTCAACGTCTATGGGAGAAGATAGAAGGTGGTGCGAGGCATACAATAACACGAGAGGATGTGCCTGGGTCAGTATCCGTTTTAGATGATGATCAAAATATTATTCCGTTTTCTCAAGTTGGCACGCAAATAACGCTTGATAACTATGATAATTTACCGGCAGGCAATGCATACTTTGTGACATACCGACCTTATTTAG